CTTTGAAGTTCCGTAATCGCTATGGGCGGCCACGAGTTCTTCAAAAGTTTTGGGTTCAACCTTCGCAGGGGCTTCAACAACTGGTGAAGCAGAGATGGGCTTAATGCCAAACTCGGTGAGAACAGCTTTCAGTTTCTCGGCCATCTGCGTATCATCCTTCTTCACCTTATCTTCTGGGGAAGGAACATCAGCAACTGGCACACCTTCAGCTTTATCTTCAGCTTGGTCTGCGGCTTCGTCTGCGGGTTTCATAGCGGCTTCGAGAGCCTCTAGGCGAGCTTTAAGCTCGCTCAATTCGTCCATATATTTCTTATCCATATTTTTATTCTCCTTGTTGTCAAGTATTGGTTCGTGTTCCACAACTGCTTGTGTATCGGCAGGGATGCTAACGCCTCCCGCATTATATGCCAATTTTGATTCTGCTTTTACGCAAGAACCAGATTCGTATGCTGGAACTCCCTTTGCTGGTTTGTAACCTTCCCAGCATCGGAACTTTGTTCCAACTGCGAAAACAAGCATCTCAACATCTTTACTTTGAAAGTCCCTAAATTTCTCGTTGCTTGCAGGGCTAGAAACTAGATCGGCAGACTCAATCCTTTGGGGGCGAATGTAGTCCTTGCCTCCAATGGTTTCAGACTCGTTCAAGAATGCAAGGCTCACCCCAAACTGATCTGGTGCTTCATTTGCCATCTCTTTCACTAGGCCATAATGGGGGGAGCTTTTGAGTAAGTGAAGGTCAGCCAGTAGTTTGTCGCCTTCAATCCGAGGATTGCGAGCAAAACCTAAAACTGCCTCTAATCCAGAGCCGTGGTTCATCTTAACCTTCACGCCATTGGGGGCTTTCGACATTAACTCAAAGGCTTTCTCAATCGAGGTCTTGTCGATAAACAAATCGTGGCCTCGTGCTTCGCCTTGGCTCAAGATGTAGACATTAGGAATAATTGTAGAATCCTCCTCAAGCCTAGCCTCTTTGCGTTGCTTCTTCTTTGTATCACGATAGGTCTGATAGGCAACTGCCGCCCTTTGCTTAACATCTGGAAAGTCTTTTACGGCTGTCTTGTTGCCCATAAAACGACCAACGAAGTCTTTTGTTTTCTCGCCTTTTTCTGGTGTGATTAGAGGCATATAATTAAACTAGGGTTAAGAGGTATTTGAGTTGATTCACATTACCGAGAATCTCATCTCGGATATTGAGCAAGTCCGTGTCACCTTCGTTGAGATAGCCCGGTAGCTCATCAGAAAGGAACGAAATAAACTCATCGTTGTATTCCGCAAAGCCTTCGGAATAGTTGTCTAGGCTAAAGTCAAAGGTAGAAGCAGAGATAATTCTGCCATACTTGCCCATAAAGGTTTCCACGAACTCATCAATGTTCTCTGTAAGAGATTCGTAGATTTCACCAAAACTCTTGTGTTGGCTATAACTCTTTGTCTGCCAATGAAATATCTTATACTGGTTCTGATAAGTCAGTAAGGTTGTGAGAATTGTCTCGCCGTTGGCGTTTTCCATAAGGTTATGGCTTCTTGTCAATTTGATCGCAAGTGCAATCTGGTTGATCGCAAAGCTCTTTAGATTGCTTATCGTCTTTGGATTCTGCCTTGATTGGCTCAAATCCAAATGTATCAGATATTCTATTTCCGTAATCCTTGCTTTCCATTTTAATACTCCTCTATATCTACAACCGTTGAAAATGGGCCGTTCTTTCTGTATTGAACTTGTCTTGGTTGCCCAACCATACGGATTCTTGATTTGTATGGCAACACAAATTCTTTTTCTCCAAACGATTTAGATGCGTCAAATTGTCTCAAGGATTTGCTTTTTGTTAGCCTCAAATACAAATTACCACCGCTTGCCCCCGCTGTAAATTTACTTGCAACATCTTGATCTGGGCTAAATGATGTAAGCGTTCTGTTTAGGCTCATACCACCAGATATGCCTTTAATAAAATTATCTGTTTCTGACTTTGTTTCAAAAGCCAATCCTCGCCACATCTCTTTAGTTTGTTTGTGTGGTGCTTGTTTTTCGAATACTTTTAATAAAGTTTGTGCGGTTTTAGATTCTGGGGTTGTATTTATTTTAACATATTGATCGCCTTTAAAATCATCTTTTACTTGATGAGAGGCCACATCGTTGCCAACTCTTTCGTTCCAAGTTTTGAAATCAAGATTTTCTCCCTTCATTTTGACTTCCCCAACTTTCCACACGGCTTCTGGGTCAGCCTTTAGCTGGGCACTTCTATATTGATTCCAGTCCCTTGCATCCACTTTCCCATTAAATAATTTTGCTCCCTTGCTTGGAATTGGTCGTTTCCCGGCTTTTTGCATATCGCTTAATTGATACTTGGGAATTACGATATTTCCATTTTTATCGTATGTGTGCCCATCAGAAGGAGTTTTTGCTTTTGATGATTGTTTAGGTTCTTTTGTTTCTGAACTCTTATCTTGTGGTGTTGGTCTTTTATAATCCTTGGGGAACTTTCCACCGGGTCTAGTTGGCTCATAGCCCCCCTTTATTGCTGGCCTTCCATAACCAACCGCACACTTATTGTCTGGCCCGAAAGTACCACCCTCATCTTGCCCACAATCCCTACCAGCTACAAAATTAGTTACTTTTTTTTTATCGTCTGTAATCGGGCCGCCAACAATCCAAGCATCGCAAGTCCGTTTAGCCGCACATTTGAAATCAAAAATCTCGCAGTATCCTAGATCGCCACCAACTGCTACTTCGTTTGCATCTTCACCAATACCCTTCTTAATGCAACCAAGGAGCTTGTTGGTTTGATTGAAAGCCGCACAATTACCACAACGCATTTTCTTTGCCGTGGCTACATCGCCTTGAAACTCATCTGCCTTGGCTTTCCAATAATCCTCGTTGGGTTCGTTTGGATTGGCAGGGCCGTAGTTCGCATCGTCCACGGCGTTCTGTCTATTGGCTAAATTGGTTTTGATGTCTTGCGTTGCGATTGGGCAAGAAGCTGGTTCTTCGAGTTTTTCATCTCGGCTGTCCATTTGTTTGATGAGTTTCTTGACCCAAGAAAATCCTGCATCTCCACCCCAACCATTCCACGCTTGCCAGCCCTTGCCTTGATCGTCCCACCCAGCACCCTTCTTATCAACTTCGTGACGGCTAAAGAAAGAGTGCATCCTTCGAATTGTGTCTGGCGATAAGGTTTTACCAGCAATCAAATCCCTAGCCCTAGCGATGCCCACAGAGGTCATTCCTCTCTGGCTGGCTGGTTTCTGTCCACGAACTTCCAATGCTCGTTTAGCCGCATCCCTAGCCCCTTGTGGGGGCGTAAAATCAATGTCTGAATACTTGCCCAATTCGCAAGCATTAAGTATTCCGTTAATAAGCATCTTAACGCTTTTGTTATCTAGCTTGGAAAGTTCCTCTAGGTTGTTATCAATCTGTTTCCCACCAATCTTCTGTGTGTCCTCGGTTGCTCCTTTTTCGGTAGGCTCACGCTCCTCGCCCACATCAATATCGCCATCCCCACCAGTTGTTCGGCTTGCCGTGTCTTGCTCTTTAATCGGAGGAACAACAACAACTGCGTTCTCGTCTTGTGGCTCATCTTCCATCTTTTCTGGAATAGCTTGCGTGGGTGTGGGAGTTTTTGTCGAAGGGGCGATTGTTCCGATGTTAATTCCCTCCACAATCTTCGATGCCTCGTCTGGTGAAATGAATGGGAAGGCGGCTGTGATGATGGAAACAGAACCTTCCTTGGAGATTGCACCAGAAGCGACTGCATTGATAACTTGAATAAGCGATGCGACTTGTGCCCCATTGAGTGCTTGATCTGCAACATAGGTTTGATCTGCTTGTGGAGTTGTCTGGTCGCTGGTTTGTGTTTGGTCTTGTGAGGGTTGTGAAATAGAGCCAAGAATAGTATCGGAAATTGCGTTGGGTTGAACCCCATATTGTTTTGCTAGATCATCTATTAGCTTGGCCTCTAATGCCCTTTGTCTGATTGAACTTTCAAAATCGAGTCCTTTCTCCGAGTAAATTTGACTAGCGTTAGTTAGACCTGCTCGAAACTCGGCTATATTGGCTTGGCTCTCTCTACCTAAATCTATTGAGACATTCGCCCCAAAGTTGAAAATTCCCTTTGTGCTTTTGCTTCCAAGGTTGTTTGCAATCAATCCCCTTGCAACTCCGTCTGCAATCACAATGTTCTTGAGGGGGCGAAGAACTCTATCCTCTAGGAGCTTCTGGTATCTGCGGAAAGTGCGTCCAGCTTGTTGCATTTCAAGGCGAGCTGTCGGGCCAGACATTGAGGATGGGTCTACGGCAAAGCTATAAGGGATGCCAACACCCATACAAATGTTTCGCAAAAGAATCTTGTGAAACTCTGCAAACGCACCAGAAGGACGGCTCGGCCCATCTGGGAAAATAATATCTTCATTGACTTCTAGGTAACTTACTTTGCCCGGTTCAATAGTTTCTAGTTTGATTCCTTGATTGTCAGCGTTTAGGTCGTTGGTTAGCGAGGAAAGATCAGAGGCGTTATTATTATTCCGCTTTACGATTCCAGCTTGTGAGCTAGCGTATTTAGCGGCCATCTTCTCTGAAGCGATAATCTCGTAGATGTCCACGCAATCATTGATTGCCGTGTGGAAGGCAGAGATTCCCCGATACTGGTCAATGCGAAGCGGGTCATACAAGTGGAACGCTTGGCTTGCTGGTACGGTTGTTTGGAAAATGTAAGCGTTGCCGTAAGTGCGAAGATAAATGTCGTATCCAACTGGCGAGCCAGTTTCTTGGTCAACGTGGATTCCGCTAATAAGATTAAGGCTTGTGTAGGTTCTATTTGGGTCTCCGAGTCTGTCTGCCTCAATACCTTGCAATTTCAAATTGCCTTGCTGGTCGCGGACTAAAACAAAAAGAAAATCTCCGTCACGCAACATCGACATCATAGCGATTTGCATTAGGAACGAGCCAGTATTCCTTCCAGATAGATCGCACTTGTCCCACCATTCATTCCAATATGCCTCAACATCGCTATTGACTTTAGGGCTTTCGGTTCTGGCTTGATAAGAAATGTTACCCGCACAATGACTTGCAAACTTCATCAATAGGCCACGCACCAAGCCAACATTCTCTGCCAAGTCCCTAGAACGCTTGAGCAATTCTACTCGGTCATAATTAGAACGGAAACCCTCTGCACCAGACAAAGAGGACGGCCCTCGGCGTTGTCTATTGTATTGAGTTGCGTCATATTCAAACGCCGTGAGCTTTGCCCTAGATGCCAAACGCTCAACGGCGGCTTGCGGATTAACAAAGGCAATCGCCTTATCAATTAGGTTTAACTCAACCTTCTTCACTTATATCATCCCAA